ACATTAACGTCCCCAACCCTTGACTGAACTTAATCATTATCACATTACAAAGATACAACTTTCCCCCCACATAAACAAACAAAAAAGTTATTAACAATATTTGTATATGTCATAAGTTTTACATCACTTTAATAGATCATATATAATAAGGGGGAGGGGGCATATATGTTTTTTGTTAATGTGGGGGGTATTATGTCCCCCCCTCTTACGGTTATAGGGTGTGGGACCCCCCTCTTCCCCTGTATCCCCCTACCATATACTGACAAAATGACGTGTTTTACCCCCTTTAATCCCCTTCATCAAGTACGGACCCCATATTCCCGAAAAAAATTCTGGAAAAAAAATTAGAAAATTTGACCTCTGTGTAACTTAATTACGTTTTCAGAAAAAACCAAAAGTTGTTCTATCGTTGCGTTGTTTTTCATAGTGTTTGCTAACCAAGAGATAATCTGAACATTCCCTTTTACATAACCCTTACTACTGTCTATTCTATCTATAGAATAATAATCGGGTCTATTCCTATCATTTATATCAGTAGTTAATTTTAACCCCAAGTATGGACAATATTCGGGTATGAATATATCTGAAACTTCTATGTCGAAATCTCTCTTATATTTTTTAGAACTTTCTTTTGCTCTATACCATATAACGTATTCAGGGGGTTTTATTTTAGTGAAAGTTTGTTTATCATAACCCCCATCATTTTTAATTCCCTTCTTAACCTCATCCCAATATGAAAAGTCATTATTGCCTATTTGGTTATATATCTCCTGTTGTTGTTCATTCATAGGTTCTCCTGATTCAGGTAGTATTCCCCTATCTCTTAATAACCTTCTTACTTTCTCCCTACGTTTTTGTTCGGTTCTTTTCTCAGGGTTATTTTTTCTCCATATGTAAGGTCTGTACGCCATATATCCCTCCTTTACTATAAATATCTTTCAAAGTGAAAAAAGGGGGATATGTTAAAAAAAAATTTTTAGAAAATTTGGGTATTTATAATCAAAAATATATTATGAAAAAAGTTGTAAGATTAACAGAATCTGATTTAATTAGATTGGTTAAAAGGATTATTAATGAGTCTGAAATCAAAGACCAATATTATATTGTGGCATACCCCGACCATATTCGTGGTCGCGGGATGTTTATATACACAGGGGACGACGGATATAGCATGATACCAACTTCAATTGAGTTTAGAAGAAAAATGCATTTAGAAATGGATAATCCCCCAAAATCATATGACTCAAGGGAAGAGGCTATGAAGGATTTAAAGAAAGTAAAAAGAGGAACAAAAAACAGACCTGACATTTCTTGGGAAGTTGTTAGGTTTTAAATAATACCCCCATTATACTAAAAAAATTTTTTGGAAAATTTGGGTATTTATATATAAAATTTACATTATGAGTGATATCGTAATAAGCGAGGAACAGTTTTTTAAAATTCTGAATAAATTGTTTAATCTTCTTTATAAGAAAGTAAGATATAAATATGTCAGACCAAAAAAAGACCATACAACATTATTTGTTTATAATGGGGATAATTTGCGTCAATGGATAAATCCTACCTACATATTGCAATATTACCCACATGATGAATCTTTATGGATTTCTAATTTTGTTTATAGTAATCTTAAAAAGTGGTTTCCCCAAGTTACTGATAATTTATTATTTTTTGATTTCTTCAAAAAATGGTTCTCAGATAAATTCAATATAATACCAAAAAAGGTTTATATTATAAATCAGGGACCTTTAAGTGATAGATATCAAAATCAATAATTAAATTAGTTCTGCCCATCCCATAAAGAGGGGTTTTTTGTTTTATTAAGTATTTATGTTATATGAATCTAACTGAACTATCTACCGTACTGACCAAACTTTATAATACTTTGGGTAATAGATATCTTACAAAAAATTTCATTACCGAACCATATGAGTTTGACGTTAAGGTAAGATATGATAGAGATGATCAAATTGCTGATTATATTATTGATGTTTATTCCAATCCACCAATACCCGATACTTTCAGATATAAACCCGAAATAAGGAAAGAAAAAACAAGTGATGGTATTCATATTTCTGTTCTTAAAACAGAATTCAAAAAAATGTATGGATATGTTGAAACTCATCAAACAAGAAAAACATCTATTAGGGTTCAGTTTATCAATATAAGAAAAAATTGAGCCCAATTATATGTAGAAAATATATGCGCGTTTTGATTTAGTTTTTTTTATTATTATATTTTTTAATAAACCCGAATTGATATGAACAAGCAAATTGAAAAATTTGTCAGATTTAACATTAACGAATCAATTGAATATCCATTGTCAAATATGGATGATATATCGGATGTTATTTTAAAAAATGGTATAAAGAAATTTAATGATTTATATGATACTAATTCAAAAGTTAGATTTAGTGTTGAAACTTTGGATAGTATTGAAGAAATACGTTTATTGTTGAATGATTTGAGAAATAGAGATTTTACAAGTAAAATTTATAAATCTTTCAATGTGGGTGGGTAAAAAATTATTACACATAACGATTGCAAATATATAACGTTTTTTAGTAGAAAGTTTCAAATTAATTTTTTTGTTTGATAAAAATGTTGTATATTTGTTGTTAGAAATAGTTAGAGTTCAGGTTGGACAAGTTCTGTAAAACGCTGAAAGTTTCCAACTCTAATTGTTTCTAACGGTTGGGTATAAAGCATCGTTTTAATGTGGTTTATACCTTGTTATAAGTTGTATTATTTTTGTTTTACCGATTAAAATTATAAATTATGGAAGGAGAAAAAATTGTTTGTCCTAAATGTGGAAATGAAGAAAATTTCCACTTCAATTATGATTATAGTAAGAAAGAATTACCTATTATAGATGTTCTATGTAATGAGTGTGGAAAATTTTTTAAATTAGAAAAGTTAAAACAAAAATAATATTACTTATAACGTTTTGCGGATTGCCGAAGGTGGGGCATTATACCACTAATTTTTAATTGAAACACAAAACTTGATAATATGAAAAATGTTGATTTGAAAAACGAAACCCCCACTTTTGGCAATGTGCTGTTAGCGGTAGTTTTAAAGTACATAGGTTTATTTATGTTCGGTAGTATTATATCTGCTGGATTTTTAACCATTGTAAAAAACTACGATAAAGCACTTAGGAATGATGATTGGTTTATTATGGCATTGTCAATTAGTTGGACAACTATTTGTTTTTGCAATGGTTATTTGGAATATAGACGTTCTAAAAATTACCGCTAACGGTTGGGTATATGTGAAGTACCTAACGACAAACTTAAATAATTAGTAGAAACTTTATGAGGTATTTCACATATACCTTGTTATAAAACGTTATTTGTATGGAAATCAAATTTTATTGGAACGGAAGTTTTGCTGGAACTAATCACAGTATGACTATAAATGGAAAAGAAGTTAGATTAGGTGGTATTGTTTCAAATGAAAATGAAGCAAAACTAAAAGCAGTTGATATATTGAAGCAAGATTATGGGATTGACTATAATATTGATGATATAAAATTTGAATGGGGTGGTCGTTTATAATGTTTTATAACTATTACAGATATATGTAGTTTTTTCTTAAATTGAAACAATAAACTTAAAGATAATGAATAAAGATAATAAGAACTCGGAACTTGATAGTACAGATAAAAAATTACATATATCTGAAGTTATGTGTAGTGTTTTGAGTTTGGACAACATAGAAATGTTTAGAAAAGAATATAATGATAGAATGAAAGTTATCTTTGGTGTTGATAATTGGATTCAACATTATGAAAATGAACATAAATGTAAATTAGAAAACTTCATTGGTAAAACTTGTGAAGAAACCAAAGATATACTTTCATATATAAACAGAGATTGGGAAGAGTAAAAACATTACACATAACGTCCGATGATAAACAATCGTTTTAATGTTGTTTATCATTTGTTAGGTTTTGTCATTAATTTGTTTTACCTTTGTAAAAAATATAAAAATATGGAAATAGATTGGGATTTACCAGAAATATTAAAACCAGAATTTAGAGGTTTGGAGAGACGATTAAATAAGTCGTGTAAATGGGTAGAAGAACATAGTAATGAAATTCATCCCTCAATATCGTTTATCCAAGCGATTGAACTATATGATATGGGTATAGATGTAACACAATTAAAACCAAAACAAATTAATGATTGAACCTAACTATTATATAAACACACCTTTCTTCAATATCAATAAAATCAATCAATTACAATCGCTTAATCTTAAATTTTATTAAATTTTTTTATGAAAACATATATTTAAACCTATGACCTTTAAGGACGCCGAAAAGTTTTTATTATCATTAAATGTTGGGGAAGGTTATAATGATATTGTTGTAACCAAACGAACTAATAAAAGAATATACTTCAATAATGGAAGAATTGTTCATATTAAGGACTCCGGTGAGTTTAAATATTTGGATGCGAAGGGAAATACCATTAATCAGATTTTAAGGGATATTGAGGGTTATATAATATATCTTATTCATCGGTAGATTTATTGATTTGGTGGTATTTATGTTATATGAAAAAGATAATTAAATTAACTGAGCACGATTTAACAAATATCGTTAAAAGGGTGATCACCGAATCCAAGAATGATAGGATTGTATTTGGTTCCCAAATTTCAAACGCTTCAAACTTAGAATTTATTGAAAAAGGTTATACCCCGTATTATTTGGATTTAAGTAAAGATGGGGATTATAAAATAGTTAAGGTTAAGGATTTGAAGGGTGATCTACCCAAAACAACTTTTTATTTTTTAAATGAACGTGAATTGGAATTGATTCAAAGATTAACAGATAATATAAACAATTTAATTTCTGAGTATATAAAAATAATCGGTCTTTATAAAAAACAACTAATTGGAGTCCTTGAACAAAAGATTATTAAATGATTTTGAATATGAAAAAGATAATTAAATTAACCGAATCAGATTTAACAAATGTTATTAAACGTATCCTTAATGAGGAACCTAAAATGAGGATTATTAATAAAAGTGATATTGATGATACTGGAACTTGGGATGCTGAGATTCTTGTAAATAAGGGTCAAGGTAAATTTATGCATTTAATGAAAGATGGTCAATATGTTAAGATTAATAAAATACCAAATAAAAAATTTTTGTCAGGTATACATAATCGTCATATGGCGGATTATATTGAATATATGACACCTGAAACTGCTGAAGAAATAAATTCTCTATTAAGACAAGCTAGAGAATTGGAATTTAGAGCTAAGGAATTAAGGCGACAGGCAAAACAAATTGGAAGATAGTTCTCCCATTGTTATAAAAAAATTTTTTTGGAAAAAAAGGGTATATGAAAATATTAATCACCGAAGCTCAATCTGAAAATATAATGTCCAAATTATTGGAAAAATTAAAAATCAAAACTGATCTTTTGTATTGGGGAGATGATGGAAGAAATTCATTAAGTGGCACCGTTTATCTTTATAAGGATGGTAAAATATTGGGAAATAGACATGGATATGAATTTTTCTTTAAATATGATAAAAGGTCAAAATCTTTAATATATAATGGACACTTTCCAAAAATTGAAAATGTTAATGTATTTCGGTCATTACCTTCAGAATTTGTTGTTAATTATTTTTCGGATAAAATGAAAGATTATTTGGAGAATTTTATTAAAAAAGGGCATTCTGGTATTAAGTGGGGATAAAAAAGTAGAATTTATAAAAACTTTTTTAACGAAATATCCCCCTACCCCCTTTTTTTTATGATCTGTTATTATTTACTTAACAAATTTAACATTTGAAAAGCTATAAATGTGTTTTTTGTCACCTTTGGGATTGACTTCTTGAATGACCATAACATACGTTAAGTCAAAACTCTTTCTGATCGTTAAACGGGTTTCATCCCCAAACATAATATCAATGGATTTTTCTTTATCCAAAACTTTTGAAATGGTGAATTCTCCATTTCTACCATAGAACATCATTGATTCTGTATTTATGCAAATAAAACCAGGATCCGAAAACATTTCAATAATATCAAAATCCTTAGTTCTAACCATATCCTCAATTGTCATATTTTTTTTACAAGTGTAATGAGTTATGGTATCATATTGAACGATAAAAATTTGAGAATATGATAATTTAACTATAACAAAAAATAATATGGACAGAATGGTTTTCATGGTTTTGTTTTAATTATGTAAAGTTACAACTTTTTTTAATATACAAAACTTTTTTAAAGAAATTCCCCTACCCCCCTTTTTTTGTTTTTGGTATATTTATGCTATATGAAATTATTAATTGAAAGTGAAAGGTTAAATAATATAATCTTTAAATTTCTTGACGAATATATCTTTAAAGATAGTCAGATTGTAGTTAATGAAAAAGAAGATTGGGTTAGTGTGGATACTCCGAGATATGAGGGAATACTAGGTTATAGTATCTCAGACCCTGATACTTTATTTTATTGGGGTGCAGCTTTGATTGGAAACTACCCAGAAAAGTTTGGTATGGATTATGATGAATATAGGGATTTGACCTATGAGTATGTAAAAAAAAGATTTGGATTTAAACATATTTATTATAGATGAAAATTATAATAACGGAGGAACAATTAAATGATCTAACAATAGAAAGATATGCTAAAATTTTTGATAAAATAATTTCAATCAAATATCCCAATTTATATCAAAAATTTATTGAAAATAGAATCAGTAAAAAGGTAGAATATGAGTTTTGGGATTCTGAAGATGAAAATGAGTTGATTTTTTACACTGACGGTGATGAGGATTTTAAAGTTTCTACTTCTGTGTTGGATATGGTTTATAATTTGACCAGCTTAGATATTTTTGATTTCTCTAAAATAAGATTAAAAAAAAATGAAAGTAGAAAAATATTTGATGAAATAATGAAAAAATATGCAAGAAAATATCTTGGAATATCTGTTAATGATGTTTGGCTTCACGGTTTTTAATTGACAATTAAAAAAACTTTTATTAGTTTTTTCTAAAATTTTAAACTATGGAAAAACTAATTATTGACAGAACCCACTCTGAAATTGGGTTCAAAATCAAACATCTTATGATCTCAACTGTAAGAGGTAATTTCTCTGAATTTGAAGGATCAGCAGAAAAGGAAAACGATAAATATAGCGTTGAATTTTCTTTAAAGACATCATCTGTTAATACAAATAATACAGATAGAGATAAACATCTTGTAGGTCCTGACTTTTTTGATAGTGAAAAATATCCGACCATTGATTTTATGTCAAGGTATTTTGATTTTAATTCACCAACAATCAATGGGTATATTTCAATCAAAGGAATTACAAAACCAATTTCTTTGAATGTGGTATATAATGGGGCAAATGTGGATCCTTGGGGAAATACAAAACACGGATTTGAAATCTCTGGTAAAATAAGCAGAAAAGATTTTGACCTTAATTGGAATTCTCCTCTATCAACTGGGGGATTACTTTTGGATGATGAAGTTAATTTGAATTTGGATATCCAAATGACCGAACTTGTTGAACAACTTGAAAGTGCTTAACATATGAAAACATTTTTGTTTCTTTTTTTTCTTATGATTACATCAATAACAAAATCTCAAAATGTTATTGAATATTGTAAAGACAATATGACCGAAAAAGAATATGTGTTCTTTAAAGAGGATCTACTTTGTAGTAAAGATAAAGTAAAAGGGTTCATAATTAGTGTGATGCTAACTTACGTAGATGGTAAAGCTAAATATAACGGAATATATGTTCTCTCCGTTGGAGTCGGATCCTCTTGTGTTGAAAATTCAACTTTAGATTTTTTATTTGACGATCAATCAAAAGTTAGTCTTTTATCTTGGAATGATTTCAATTGTGATGGGGAATCAAATTTTGACTTGGAGGCTGATAAATTTGATTTATTAAGTAAAAAGAAAATCAAAGCAATTAGATTTACAAACGGAAGAACCTATGACCAATATACCTACAATTTAAAAATGAACGGTGATTATTTTATTTTTCTTAGAGAATTGATATCTAAAAATAAGTTAATCAAAGTTACCTGCGAGGATTAATTCTATTAATTGGTAAGCCTATAGCTTGACTTTCATACTTTAATAGTCAAGATATAGGCTTACTTTTTTAAAAACAAAAATTTTTGTAATAGTTAAATAAATATTTTCCAAAAAGATCCACCATATAATGGTAAATAATATCTTTGGACTTAGGAGTCAATTCAACGTCATCTGGTAAAAATTCAATTGCATTATCCTTTAAAACATCACAATATTCAGAAATAAAGTCACCAACGTTATTAAATTCGCAAGGTTCGGCATCCTCCAAAAACCAATCAAGCTCTTGTTTTAATACATCGTAATTTAATCTTCTTCTTAGTTTTAATAAATTTTGGTCTGTCATAACTTAAATAAATAGTTGTTTATTATATATTTATGGTAGATATTGATTATGAAAATATTAATAAATGAATCACAAAAAGAAAAATTATCAAATTTTATCTATAATTACATAGATCAAAATATTGATATTGATCAATTACATATAGACAATCAAGAGGATCCTGAATATTATCCTATTTGTATAAGAGATGAAGAATTGGATAATATTTTTATGGTATATCTTCCTGAGTATTGGTCTGATCAGACATACGTAGGTTTAGAAAGAATTAAAAAATCTCCAATTTTAGATATTAATTCAGATTTAGAGAACAAATTAAATTCATTGTTTGGTGATTTATGGTATGAACCGATGAAGAAATGGTTTGAAACCAATTTTCCAGACGTAGGAAAAATAAAAACATTATATTCTGAAATATGAAAATTTTAATAAATGAAAATAAATTCCAAAGTTTGGTTGATAAGGTAATATCCGATACCTTATTTGATTTTTTTGGTGAATTAAAATTCTCAATTGATGACGAAGGTTATGGTAGATGGAGATCTGAAAAGTGGGATGAGCAAAGAATGTATTATACTGATGACGAACAAGAGTATAAACCTGAATTACCATTTCATAAAAATTTTTATGGAACTCTTTGGATTGATGATGAAGAGTTTTTTGAGACGATAATGAAAAAATTGGAGATGCTAGGTTATCAAGGTTCAGATGCTACGCGGAGATTTCAAGATTATATGAGTAATAGATATGATGTAAAATTAAAAGGTTTAGGTTTAGAATTTTAAAATTATGAAAAAAGATTTTGCTGAAAAGTTAGAAAATGTGGTAGTTAAAATATTGAGCTCAGAACTTAGTAGATTTGAATTACCTAATAATTTTCTAAAAGTTGTTTGTGATATTTATCCAAGTGACTACGGACTGAATTGTAATATAACTTTTGTAATGAAAAAACCATTTTCACAAAAAGAATCTGACGTATTCAATAATGCTATGGCTTATGCTCTTAAAAATAGAATTGATAAAACTTTAGGTGGTATATTTAAAAATAATATAAGTTCCCAACAATCAACAATAGACTCATATCAAAAACAAAAATGGTGGTATGAAGAAAAAAAGGAAAATTTTGAATAGAGTGTTCTTTGATCCAAATTTTCTTATGTTTTAAACAAAAAACTATGACAAATCAAGAAAAAGCGGTAAAGTACGGTGAGTTACTTAATTTACACACAAGAATACAAAATAAAGTTTCTGAAATAAAAGGACAAGATATTGATCTTAATCAACAACAACTATCCGAAATTAGAAAATTAGAAAATCAATTGGTCCAAATTACTGAAGAGATTAAAAGAATTATGATATGAGTTCAAATCGTTTAAGGGTTATTATTGACGTTGAGACAGCTAATAACCGTTCTAACATATCTATAGGATATCCGAATGGGCAGGAACTACTAACTGTTAAAGAAACATCACACATTTTAGCAGGAGCAATATCTCTTTTAATTAAAACATCCTCAAAAGGAGATAAGTTTAAAGATTATGAAATAATAAGAGAAGTTGTTGACCATTTGAATAGTGAGTTTGTTGATTCTGACTCATTCTCCGACCTTTATGTTAATCCAAAAATAGTCTGATAATATATTTATTTGTGTGAGATTAGATCAGAAACTTTTTGAAAGATTGCTAAATAAATTTGTTGTGGATAAATACCCACAAATTAAAAAGCTAGAATCTGTAGTTGAATTTGAATTAATAAGAAACTCATATTATGATGTTCATTTCATACTTGATGAACAAATAGAATGTGATATTCAAATGGAAATTGATAGTACTGTAAAGAGAATTTTCAGAGGAATGAATGTTTCAGCTGATGACAAAGTAAGATCTTTTTTCAAATATAAAAATGGTAGATACGAATTTACTTGTAAAGGTGACTATATACATTGAAAATGAAAATATTGATAAGCGAAGTTCAGTCTGATAGAATGGTTAAAATAATTAAAAAAATTGTTTCACTTATTGATTTTGAAGGTGGAGTTAAAGATTTTGATGTCTATCCTCCAGATTACGATGAAGAATTTCCCACTTATAATATAATGTTATCTTTAGATTACGATTGGATGCGAGAAAATGAATTTCATACACAACAATATCTCAGAAATGTAAGAGCAGGTGTTAAAGACAGAGTCCAAGAACTAACAGGGTTGAAAAATATTTATGTGGGAACTATGATGAAATAAAAAAGGAACCGAAGTTCCTTTTTTAAATTTTAATCACAACATAGTTTCAGTAAGTTCCCAAAGTTTAGTGTTAATTCTATTTGAGGCCTGAATATCTTTGATAGTCCTAAGATTTGATTTTCTTCCTTTATCTGTTGTATATTCAACTCCACCTCTAATAAATTTTTCTTGAACTACATTAAATGTTTGCCAAAGAGTGTCGCCATTATCATCAATTCTGTTTGGAATAAGTAATTCTTCATAGTTTAAAGATACCGGAACTTTACCGGCGAACCACCTGATCTCAGATGCTTTTTTTGCAAAATCAAGTTTTTCGTCTATTGTCAATTGTCTTTCCATCATTTTATTTACGGATCCTTGAATAGATGGAAGTCTTTTTGAAAAGTCTTCCGTTACTCGTTTTACATCTTCTATATTAAAACCTGAGTGTCTGACTTTATATTCTTCAGAAGAAGATGTCGGAACAGTAAGTCCATTGGAGCAAACCAATCTGAAAAGACCTGTTTTGATATTAAGGGTCGATAAACCATCGTGAGAATTTGTGATGATCGCTTCTATTAAGGTATCACCAACTTTAGGTAACTCATTGTGTCTTAAACGAAGTTCATGAAGAGAATAAATACCTTTACCTCTTTGTGTTGCATTTGAAACATTCCAACCCTCCCTCTCAAAATTTTCAATGATTTCAAATGTCGGAACAAATGAATATCTGTTTGATAGTTTGGATAAAGGTGACGTTGCAAAAACTGCTGGTGCTACTGATTTGATATCTGAATGTGTCATCATAATTATTTTTTTGACAAAGATATAACACTTTTTTGAAACCACAAAATTATTTTGATATATTTATTAAGAAAAACAATTAATATGAAAAAGATAGTTAGATTAACCGAATCAGATTTAGAAAATATTGTAAGTCGAGTAATACAGGAACAAAAAGTATCTCCTGAAGAAAAAAAAAGAAAGGTTTTGAAACATTTAAGGAAAATAACAGAACATATAAAAAAATATGACGTGGAAAAGGAACAATTTTCTCATGCCGATCTTAATTACTTCATTGATATGTTAGAAAAAATAGCCGATCATCAAGATATTAATTTATAATATTTTTTTGTATATTTACATTTAATGATCTCTTGGGTAAAAATGTTATTTCGGTTTTACGATATTAGAGAAGTCGTAAAAGTATGTATGAAAAGATAAATCAAAATAATGATTAAAAATTTATGATATCAGAAAGAATGACAAATTTTATATATAGATTTTTAGATACTATTTTTACATACGAACAATTCAATAAAGATGAATTTTCTGATGAATACGTATATGAGATATATTCAGATCAATATAAAATATCTATTGTTAAATTATTAACTAGAATAAATGTAAGCGCCGATTTATTTCATAAAATGCATGGATTATTCGGAGTAAGTTACGGTGATTTAAGTGACTTAATACGAGATTATCTTTCTGATAAGTTAGATTATGATTTTTCAAATTATCCTACAGTCCCTTCATTATGAAAACAAACCTAACTGAAAAATTGAAAAATATCATGTTTAGATATTTTGATCAGAAATTCAAAAACTTGAAATTGAAAAAGCATAAGTCCGTAGATTATTATTGGGTTACGGATGAAAATGAAAATTTCTTTTTTGAATATCATCCTGATGGTGGTATAGGTATTGATCAAGATATGTATTGGAAAATATGCGAAATATTCAATTTACATCATCATGATGTTGATCGGGTTTTAACTATTTGGTTCAAAAAAAATTATCCACTGTTTGACAACACAACATTTTACGACGTAGAATGAGTAAATTGATTATTTCCGAAAACAAAATAGAAAAAATTTTCATAGATTATATCGTTAAAGCCATGAAAATAAATAAGGTTCCTGTTTGTAAGGATAACCTATATATCTTTAGTGGTATTAATAATAATCCGATTTGCATTATAGATACCACATCAAAAACAATTGTAGAATGTAAATTAGAATATCGATTTTATGTGAAATGGTATCAAATTTTGAATTTACAACCATTACAATACCATAATCTATTAAAATCAGCCTTTTCTAAAATTACAGGTTATGAAATTTATGAAATTATACCTCAATTGACCTATCCTTATTAGGTCAATAATTCATAAAAATCTCTGAATTTTTTAATCCTATCTGCAAGACCATTTGTTCCCCCATTTACTCTTCTTGTCACTTCTGTTATCGTTGCTTCATCGGCACCTCTATCACAAATTGACCAAAGATTATTACTATTAAAGAAAAATGCTGCAGATGCTAACGGATATTTTAACGATACTAAATCAGGATTTGCGACACAATCTTCACCTATAAATCTTGAAAAATTTCTATAGTTTTCTTTTCCTGTAAGCTGTATGTATCCTCTCCCACGATATTTCCAACCATCTTTTGTTGATTCATCACCATTTCCCATTCTACCTCCATAAACTCTTGATGCAATTTTTTCGGGTTGTCTAGCATATGTTTCAGATAAGTTTCCTGGAAAATACTTTCCGAATGTTTTTCTTAATCCTTCAGGGGAGTAATTTAGATTTTCATTTGTTAATCTAAAATTACCACTTTCGTGAGCACATTGGGCTAAAAAATGCGCCAATCTTAAATTTGTTGTGATATTAAATTTAGATGCAGTCTCTGGAATTTCTAATAACACTGTTGTTGGTATTATACCACTTAGTTTTTGATAATTTAAAGAATTGCTTGGTTGAATTAAAACATCTTCTTTTAATAAAATACCTAATTTTGATAAAGTTGCAGATCCGGCAACCCCATCTGCGGTCAAACCATTTTTTGTTTGCCATTCCTTTAAAGCCTTTTCGGTTTTTGGACCAAAATCACCATCAGCCGTTATACCTAATTTTGTTTGTAATAACTTAACGTCATCACCTTTCATTCCTAATTTCAACATAACTTAATTTTACAGATAAATATTAAACAAATAAATATTTTTTGATATTTATGGTAAAATAAAAGAGATTATAACCTAACATGAAATGATTGAATCAATTTTACTTGTTGATGATGAAACTCTTTTTCATTTGGTTTTTGAAGATGCGTGCTCTTTGCTTGATATTAGTTTATCTATGAGAACAATAGATAGTTCTGATGAGGCGGCCAATATGTTTAAAGAGTGGTATGAAAAAGGTGGTAAAGACAAACCTGAATGTGTCTTTGTTGATTTAAATATGATTGGTTCCACATTTGACGGAATTGAATTGGTCAGAAAAATAAACTTTGAATATGGTAATAACGTTGTTATCGGAATAATTTCTTCATCAAATGAGTCTGAGGAACAAGCGAAAGCTTTGCAAGCGGGTGCTCAATTTTGGATAATTAAATCTGATGATATAGAACCAAGACTAGAAGAATTTAAAAAAGATTACGAGGGTTATAAAAAAAGAACCGCCCCATTTAAGATTTACAAATGATTAACTTTAGCAAACAAGTAAGGCAACAACTAATAAATCTCTGTAAGACAAAAAACATATGTCTTGAGGGAAATATTATTAGAGTTATTGATTATTCTGGTGACACACAATTTGAGGAGTATATTAAAACTTGTTTAGAAAAGGATAAAGAACATAGAAGAAAAAGATTAGATATTACAAAACAGATCCAATTTAAAAACGAGGAGTTAGTATCTTTAAATTTAGAAAATCAAAGAATTTTGGACGAACTTAAATTAAGTTTATCATCTGTTGAGGATACAAAATTACAACTTGAAAATCAAAACAGAGAATTAATTTTATGGAGAGATGAAAATGAAAAAATAAGTTTGGAATTACAACAAGAGATGTTAAAATCAGAACAAGCTAGAATTGACGCAGAAAATGCAAAAAAAATAGTTGAAAGTGATTTAGATGTTCTTCAAAAGAAAACACAAACTAGATTAATTGAAAGAATAGTCAAGGTTTCTTTAGGTGTGATTATAACCGTTGGATTAATAACAACTGCGATGTATGGCATTGCTTTGTTTAATAACAAGGATACTCAAATAATCGGATCAACTTGGTCTAATTTATTTGGTATTTTACTAACAAATGCTTTTAGTATTATAGGAACAATTATGGGCGTTAAATACGCTTCAAAGGAAACCGACTAATTTTTAATGAAATCGCTCAATCTATCTGACAAAATCTCATTAAACAATCTTTCATCAACATCAGGAGTAAATCTATCATCAAAATTCCATTTTGGTGCATCATAACTAAAATCTGAAATTATTTCTTCAAAAATACATTCAGAGTTTTTTTCCCCGCAGTTTTCAATGGTCCTAAATAACCATTCATCGTTTTCTATGTTGTTATCAATAAAGTTTTGTAAATCGACTTTTATTTCAGCACCTTGATCATCTAATTTTATTACATCGCCATACTGTTCTAAAAGTTCTTTCATGTGTTCTTGTAAAGCATTGACATAATCATCGCGTTCGCAATCATTTGCGGCTGACATTAAGGCTCCTTTAACTTGGTTATCATCATCTAATTCATCTACCATTTCCTCCAATGAAATGTCTTCATATTCCGAAGGATTTTCTGCGAGACTCATAAGATAATCTCTAATCTTTTTTTCATTTTCTTTATCTACATAATATTCCAATGCGGATTTCCAATCTTGATTTTCCCAATTATCCCAAAAATCCCAAGGGTCAGTTAATAACTCCTCAAAAAAATATGTACGTTTTTCTCTTTTATTTCCATTTTCATCCGTCCATCTTCTTGTATGTGTTACAAAATCTCCATCAACATAGTTACCTATATATTCGGTTGGAATTTTAAGTATAAACTCACCAAAAGAAGGCATCTCTATAAGACCCATCTCTTTAAGTTTTTTTCTTAAATAATATCCACTGAAAAGTTCAGGTCTTTGATCATAAAGTTCTTTTATTGTTTCATCAGGTAAATCGGTAATCTTAAAATCTAAATTTGATGCGTATTCAGAACCAAAACCTTGTATTAGGTAATCCTCCTGTTCTCCACCACCGCCTAAAACAAAAAATAATGGTAAAATGTATTTGTGAAATTCTTCTTGTGGTTTGCTATTTTTCGGTCCTTTTAACTGATATAAAATACCATTATCACCGATAGATGCGGTTAAATGACTTTTATTTAATGAAAATTTACCACCAGGTAATTGCCTTTGCTCTCTTAATGAATATAAATTGTTATTTGAACCTGTCCTTCCGCAGTGACCCATTCTTTTACATTCTTCATCTGAAGAATTTGTATTTAAGTCGGCCCAATAAAATCCATTACCTTTTTCATCTCTGAAATCTTTTATAATATCATTTTCTTCTTTGTAATTAATATCTCCTTGCCCTAAATTTAATGAATCATGCCATTCTTTTGATTTTTCATATAATTCATAAAAACCTAAATCTTGATATTGATTTAATCTTCCATTAAGACCAACTCTAACCCAATCCATAATAGATTGCAATCTTTCTTTTTCTGTATAACCAGGACCCTTATTTTTATTTATAATGTCAATTATATCCTTATCGTTGTAATTGGTATTATAATGTGTAAATCTATCTTTTAGATATGACATCATTTTTTTAAACATTATAACCGCTAAACCTCCACATTTTTCATCAAAATAATTGGCAACTTCTTCTGACAATCCAATTTTATTAACCAATACATCTTTTTTGGATGCTTCAGTAATCAAATTAGAGACCCTCATTATCTTTTGTATTTTGACTATATTTGAATCTAATTTTTTCATAATAAATTATTTACTTCAGCGACTTTAAATTCAAAGTCCCACTTTGAACCATAATACATATAATTAAGACTAAAAATACTATCTATTTTATCTATAATCTCTCTACGCATACTTTTCAATTCGTAATTTTGGTATTTGGAATCTAAATTATTAAGGGTTATGATAATCACCGTTACGTTTATTGTTCTTTCCTCTTCGGGTAACTCAGAAGATGAACCCAAATAAACTCTTTTATTTCTAAATTCTACGTTAAATATGTTATCTTTATACGAATTATAAATTACCTTTTCAATTAACGAATCCAACTTTTTCATTTAATACCTGTATTTTGATTCAATCTGAGTTTTTTTATTTATTTTAGTATGAAGATCCCAATTCTTAATTGATTTTTTATCTTCAATAAGGGCGTACAATTTAGATAATTTTTTTAACATATAATTTGAAACGTTTCTTATTTTTTTCTCCTGATATTCAAAAAATTTTAAAGGGTTATTTTTAAATCTTTGAGTTTCATTTATAAAATCGTTATACAATTTTTGTTTATCACCAGAAAAACCAATAAACATTTCATGAAAATCAGTAGTTAGTAAATTTTTATATTGCTCAATCATCTTATTACTTAAATTAATGTAATATAATTCTAATATTCTATCCACTTTATCAATATCATTTTCAAAATTATCTTGCTCATTGGACATACTTAATATTTCATTAATTCTTGGCATATAATTTAACATTTCATTTCTAAAATTATTTAAAGAAAAATTATTTATTTCTTTATACATTTTATACACTCTGTTTGATAACAAAAAATCAACAAACATATCTTTTCTGATATCTCCTTTTTTCATTATTGAATTAACTTCAGAAGGTCTAACAGTATTTTCAGTTGCTGAAGCAAAATAAAGATAATACACAAATTCATTTAAAGGTGGAATACCAAAACTTACATTTTGCAATGCAGAGTATTTTGCCCTACCTTCAGGAGTTTCATAAGGTTTTTTGTAATCTTCAAATGCGTGCATTAATTCATGTGAGAACGAAGATTGAAGTTCTAACTCTTCTATTTGAACAAAATCAAGTAACTCTGAGAATTTGGTTTGTTTTGATATAGGTAGTGCAAAACGGACACTTAAATTAATTCCTTTAGTTTTTCTTGATATTAACTTTAAAGATGTGGGATCCATTCTTGCCTGAATACCCAACGCCATATTAATTATGGTAATTTCATCAACTTTTTCAGTCTCTATAAATCCTAAATTTAAATTGATAGTATTAAAATTAAAATCAGCAATTTTAAATCTCCCCTGAAATTCAAATTCGTAATTTTCATCGGGGTCTATAATATTCTGACCTTCTTCTTCTATTTTTTTAGAAAAGAAATTAAATAATCTTTTTGAGACATTTTCAATATTAGAAGGAACTCCTAATACCTCATTTATAAATTTTTTTTGTAATTTCATCATATAATAAGTATATGATGATAAATATCAATCATTTGATATTTGTTCGTTTTGTGGTGTATGTAGATTACCTATTTTTTTAAGATTATCAATATCTGTTTGAGTGGCAATTGCTGTTTGCCCATCATCGGACATAACAAGATAAAGATCTTCTCCTAATTTTTCTAAAACTGTAACTTTCATGTTTTATATTTTTAAAAAAACCCCGACCAAAATCGGGGTTTTTGATTTAAGCTACCTCTACTACTTCTAAATCAAAAAATAGTTTTTTTCCAGCCAATGGATGATTAGCGTCTAAAACAGCAGTTGTTTCTTTAATTTCTTTAACTAAGACATTAAAAACACCTTGCGGACCGCTAGCTTGCAACATCATACCAACTTGTAAATCCTCGGGTAAAACCGATTTTTCAACTTCTTGATACATATCTTCATTCACTTCACCATAAGCTTCGTTTGGTTGAATCTCAATAGTTTTGGTTTCTCCGACCGCCATATCAATCAGACCCTTCTCAAATCCAGGGATAAGTTGTCCTTGACCCAATGTTACTGTAAGTGGTTGTCTTCCTTCAACCAATGATGAATCAAAAACTGAACCATCTTCAAATTTACCTGTGTAATTAACTTTTACGGTATCTCCGTCTTGAATTTTTTTCATAATTTAATTTTTCAAAAATATATGAATAAAATAAGTTAATATCAACACATATTTATATATATAATCGTATGGAATTAATCATCAAAGAAAATCAATTACAAAGATTAATTGAGCAAGTAAAAACAGATAAAATTGAGTCATTAGCTGACCAAATTTATAACGCAACGTCAGGTGTTGGAACTGATGAACAAAAAGTTTATGATGCAATTAACAAAATTGCTAATAAAAACATGTTTTTATTGTTAAATAAGAAATTAGAAACAAAATATAAGGAAAATTTTTATGATATTGTTAATTCTTTTATGGAATTTACTGAGTCAGAAAAAAATGAGATCGTAAAACTATTAAATCAAAAAAATATTCCTCATACAATAAATCAAGAAGGTGATATTCAATATAGCAAACCAAGTTTGAATTTACAAAATCCAACAAGTTTGTCACCGTCAGAACAATTGATTAGTTTTTTAAAATGTGAGGAAGGTAAAGCCGGATCAAAATGCCAACCTGTATTACAATCATATAAAGTACCGGGTGATGTTTGGACAATAGGGTGGGGTCATACGGGTGAATACGCAAAACCCAAAAATAAAATAAACCAATCAACGGCTGAAAAAATATTAAGAAAAGATGCTCAATCGGCATCTGATTGTGTTAAAAGAATATTCTCAGATTGGCAATCTAAGAATATTAATAGACCAATAACTCAAAGTATGTTTGACACATTAACTTCTTTAGCGTTTAATGCCGGTTGTGGTTCATTAAGAGGTAGTAGTTCTGAAAATGAAGTAATTGATTATGTTAAAAAGGGTGATTTTAAAAATGCTGCAGCCAAAATTTTAACATTTAAAAGCGATAAACCCGGGTTTTCGGGTTTGAAGATAAGGAGGGAAAAAGAAAAACAAATGTTTTGTAAAGAGGGGGGTTGTGCTTAATTACAGCCACTCAGGTTTATAACCATCTTTCCATTTCAAAATATCTTTCTTACCTTCTTTATAATAATTTCTATATGACTGCACAACATCATCAACCTTATATTCGTCAGGCATCGCTTTTGCATGAGGAGTTAATCCTAAATCAGGTATGTTAGGTTTATTTGTTAAACACCATTCTAATACTGATTTAGTTTTGTGTATTTTGCCGTATCTTCTCTCATATTCTTTACACAGTTCAAGTCCTAAATCAGTTAACCAAACATAATTTGAATAAGAAGTACGAGCCCAAATAGAACAAGGATGGTTTTTATGACTCAATCTATAAGGAGCGTCACCACCAATGGACCAATGCACGCCACATAAAATTTGGCAGGACTCTAAAATCATTTTAACACAATGTTTGTCGCAGTGATCCTTTGCACACTTCTCGATGTCGGTATCTAATACGAAAATATTCATGTTGCAAAGATAATAATATTTTGTTAAGTTACTTGAATTACATTAAATTTTGATATTTATTGATATGAAATCCCTATTTTTACTTATATTACTATTTACTTTTTCTAATTCTATTTTAGCACAAAAAGGGCAAACTTTTGACATTGAGATGTTGTCGTCGGGTTCGCAGTCAAATATATGTGATACATTAATAGGCCCTGTAAAGTTCATAGATAATCCAATACCAACATATGATTTTTTGTTACAAAACGGATATTGTTATTTGTTACCAAAACCTGAAAAAACATTTACATTTTGTTTTGATTTTACAGCACAAAGTAATGGTGTTTATTTAAATTTTGCTTTTACATCTTTGGGTTGTAGTAATGTATCTTTCAGTCAATTAACGCTTTGCGATAAAACGGATGATTATACGGTTGGAGATGGTCAATTTTTTGCAAATTTAATTATTGGTCATAATTATTCTTGGTGTGTTACTGGAAGTGCATCAGGAGGTTTTTTTTGTCAGGGGATATCATCAATATGTCCATATTGGGTTGAGTCAACGCAATTACCTGTTGAATTATCCTCATTTGAAGCAACACCAACATATGGTGGAGTTATAACTAAGTGGGTTACAATGAGTGAGACAAACTCCGATTATTTTATTTTGGAAAAATCAAAAGATTTAGTTACCTTCGCATATCTAACGAAAATCAAGACCTCTGTTTATAGCACAACTAAAAAAGAATATAAATATTTTGATAAATTTCCTTTTGATGGTATTTCATATTATAGATTAACTCAGGTTGATCTTAACGGGTCGTTTAAAATATATGAACCAATATATGTTAATACAATTCAAAAAAAACCTGTTAAAATTTTTGATATTATGGGAAATATTGTTGATGTTAATTATGGTGGTCTTAAAATATTGATTTTTGAAGATGGTTCAGTTTTAAAATATTATTAATGATATTTAGCAATATGAGGTTAATTATTGAAAATTCAGAAAAGGAGGATATTTTATCAAAATACTCTGACAATACGTCAGATAAATTATTGGTATATTTACGGCGTAACTTCCCAGTTACGTCATATCCAATTGAAAGGTATGACAAAATGTCAGATTCTTATAAGATAGTTAATATTCCTTTTATTATTATAGATGAAAAAAATTTTTTTGTTGAATCAAATAAGAAAAATTTGGTAAATAAAATTTATATTGAAATTGGGGACCAATTTTTGGATGTGTCAGAGGAGGTTAAAAGAAGAACTATCAAAAAATACCTTGATATGATCAATTTAACAGATTTTTGAAAATGATAGATCACAAAAAAATAAACAAATTGTTTGAAATTGTTGATAAAAAGTATTTGTCAAAAATGTTTGATGAACCTATTGAGTATGAAGTAGGTGAGATTAATGTTGTTTATGACAAACATATTATAATTGATATTATAATACCATCATATTATTTTAATAACGAACCGTATGCGTCAAAAATCAATAAGTGGTGGGAAAACTTATTGAAAATACAAGAGTTATATCATCATATATTTGATGAAGGATCTATTAATTTCCAACCTATAAAAAAATAGTCTAACAATCAGTTAGTTATAAAATACGATTTTTTTTACTCGTTTTATTGAAGTATCTTTGTGGTATGAAACGGTTAAGAAATAAAAAACGTATAGCTTTATTGGCGTATCAGTGGTGTTGTGATACTTTTGGGTCTCCACTTAAATCAGGTGAGTTACCTCAAATTGAGTTGGTATCCAATAGGCATTCAAACGACCTTGGTCTTTATTGGGAAAGGATCATTACCATTAATACCGTATATCACAAAAGTGTATCAGGTATTATCAGAACAGTAATTCACGAATATACCCATTTTCTTCAAATGCCAAAACTTTATGACATGGGGAAGTATCATAAACTTTACAAAAAATACGGTTATGAACAACATCCTATGGAAATTGATGCTGTAAATTCAGAAAAAAAGCATTATCGTAATTGTCTTAGATATTTACAGAGAAGAAAACTTATTTAATCATGGATATTATTAGTTATAAAAGCATTTTTAGCCCAAAAGTTGATGTTATCATACTTTTTGAGCAAAACCCTAGATATAAAGATTTTGAACCTTTATTTGAAGAATATGGTTACGGTTTTGTATCACCAAATGATAATTTGGTTATTTTGGATGGTGAGGTTTTTTCTGACCAAGACCAAATAGATGAAGATGTATTAAGATTTATAGAGGCTCACGAGGTTTCACATATTATTTTAGGGCATACCACAGAAAGGGTGCCCGAAGATGAAATGGATGCTGATTTAGGAGCATATATTTTACTTAAAAATTCAAATTTTACAAATTCAATTCAAATTTTATTGGATAATTTCAAAAGTAGGCACAATACCAATTTCAAAAAATCATTGCTACAGAGGGTGTCAGACAAATTTTTTTGAGGTTCTTGATTATTTTTTTATTTTATAATATATTTATTAATCTCCGACCTCCTTATAGGTTGTCACAATATATACAAAACCCAAGAAATTTTTTCTTGGGTTTTTTTATTAAAAAAATTTTCTTAACTTTGTAATATGAAATCAAATTATAAAAAAGTTCAAATACCTGCCGACAGCAAATGGGATAGAAAGATTTATAATCCTTTTACTCTTTTATTAAATTGGATCTACAAATATAGAAATACATATATTGGGTTTTACGTTTATAGAGCATTCAGTTCAATTGAAAGCTTCATCAAAGGTGTAAAAACCATAATAAAATGGATGCCTTACACCTATAAAGATAGAGATTGGGACTATAATTTCATTTACGAAATCCTCCAAAGAAAAATTCAATTTACTCGTGATCATATAGTTAAAAACAATCGTCACACAGGAGTTGAAGCTTCAAATTATTGGATGACAGTTGTTCTTAATTTGATTGACGCAGTTAAAAATGAAGAATATTCGGTAGAATACTTCAAATACATCAAAAAACATCACAACTTTGACCTTGTAGATGAAAAAGATGAAAATGGTGGTAATCTTTATGAACTTAACTCAAGGGTGGTATATGATAAAACCTATAAATACGTAAAATCGAATCCTTCAAAAGCAAGATTACTTTCAAAAAGTAATCCTGAATTTAAAAACATGGATGATGAAGATAAAGCAAGAGAAATAGGTCAAGCTAAACATGAGCAAGCAAAAAAACTTCTTTTTATGATTTTAGAAAGAAAAATTGAATACTGGTGGGATTAATTTTATATATTTGCAACTATGAAAAAGACAATAACATTTATAAGCGATACTCACACAAAACATAAACAAGTTACAGATGATTTACCTGGTGGTGATATACTGATTCATTGTGGTGATATCAGTAATCAGGGGTATATGAATGAAATCAAACAATTTCTTGATTGGTTTGATGGTATTAAAGGGTATGAGCATAAGATTTTTATCGCCGGAAACCATGATTTTGGTTTTCAAGATAATCCAAAAGAGTGTGCTAATCTATTAGAAAATTATCCTAGTGTTATATATCTTCAAGATATGAGTTATATTGTGGATGGGATTAAAATTTATGGTAGTCCTTGGCAACCTCGGTTTTATGATTGGGCGTTTAATGTTGAACGTGGAGATGCAATTGCCAAAAAATGGGCAATAATACCTGAAGATACAGATATTTTGCTAACTCACGGACCTTTGTTTGGTATTTTAGATCAAACATACACAGGACAGAGAGCGGGATGTGAAGAACTTTACAAAAAAGTTATGGATATTAAACCAAAAATCCATGCTTGCGGTCATATACATTTTGCAAGGCACATAAAAGAAGTAGATGGAACCGTTTTTGTAAATGCGTGCTGCTTGGGTGAAGATTATAAGTACCAAAACGAGCCTATCACCGTAGAATATGATTTTGAAACAAAAAGTTGGGATCTGATCAGTCATTAACATGAAAGTTATTTTTTTGGATATAGATGGTGTTTTAAACTCTCAGGATTGGTATTTGCAAAGATCCGAGGATCCTAATTGGGAGTTGAAAAAATTAACAAAAGGGGAATACAAAAGGTGGGAGTTTTCGCCCACCTTAGTTTCTAATCTTAATTTAATTATTGAAGATACTGGAGCTAAAATAGTTGTTTCATCCACTTGGAGAAAAGGATATGATATTGAAGGATTGCAAGGTCTATTTGATTCTGTTGGTATAAGGGGGGAAGTTGTAGGAAATACTCCAAGTATGCATTCTGCACAAGGAATAAAAAATAGTTACACAATTCCGAGGGGATGCGAAATAGAATATTTTTTGAAAGAAAATGGTTTCCAAAGAATCAATTGGTCAAAAGAAAAACAGTTAGAATATTTGGAAAGTAGTAAGATTAAAAACTACGTTATATTAGATGATGATAGTGATATGTTACTTAATCAAAAAGAACATTTTGTTAAAACAAATACTAAAGAGGGTCTTACTTTGGAATTATCGCAAAAATCAATCAAAATTTTGAATACTAGTCTTACTGACCTATATTATCAGACCGATAATGATTTTTACGATGAGAATGTTTTTAAGTGATATACGTATAAGAAGTTGGATTTGGTCTTGAACCTGGATTCCAATTTACGGTATCTACAAGTGGTGTAGAAATTGAACCAAATGTGTTCCATATTGTCTGACCTAAACTACTATCAATTCTAGTTGCTCTTACGAAATATACGGCGTGTGACACTAAACCATCACCTGACAACATTGAAGCTCCGTAATTTAAAGTAAGAAATGCTCTTGTGGTTGGTGATGAACTTGATATTAAAATGGGTGACGCATTTGTTCCTAATAACCTTAAATTTGAAGTTACGGTATAATTTACACCTGACTGAAGTGTTATTGTTGTTCCTGCTGTGGTATCAATAAAGTTTGCTGCGGTCCATCCTGCTGTACCTGAGAATGTTTGGTTTGTATTACAAGTTAATGTTCCTGCAATATTCAAAATATTACTATTTAATGTCTTTGTTGTTAAGTTACCTGTAATATTTATATTATTATAAGTTGCAGGTACAGTGTGCGTTATTGTTTGATTACTGCTAAAATTTAGTGTACCAGTATGAACAATAGTTCCTGATGTAACTGTGTAATTTGCACTTGAAATGGTTAAATTGGTATGTGATATTGTTAGAATACCAGTTCCTTTATCAATAATGAAATTTGAAATACTGATAGTACCACTACTACTTCCACCTAATGTTGCGTTTGTGTTAGTTTCTAATTTAAAAGTAGCATTTCCTGCAATTGTTTGGCTTGACCTCATATCCACGTTACCTCTTACAATAAAATTAAATGCACCGTTAATTGTATGAACCTCGCCGCCAAAACCCGGTATGGAGTAAGTGCCTGCAACTGCAACATCTGATTGCATCGTTAAAGTAAAGCCAGCCTCAAAATTATTAAACGCGCCGACTGAGGTTGGAAAATTTAAAGTAAAGTTAATAGTCTGTCTAAATGTAGTAGTGCCAAAAGTGACAGTTCCTTGAGAGAAGTTAATTGTGCCACCTGAACCGCCTGTGTAATTCCAATTTCTGTTAATTGTCAGGTTCGCACCGGATGCGGTTTGAATAGTGCCGCTGCCTAAAAGTATTGAGCCGTTTGCATTTGCAGTTAAGGTAGAAGTTCCGCTGAATGTTAGGGTAGTATTTGCGTTGAGAATAGCCCTTGCGTTAATGTTGAGAATTGAACTGGTGTTGAAAGTTCCACCGCTGATTGTAATTGTTACCGATCCTGTAACAGGGCTGAACGTGTATGTAGCATTATTTGCATCTGTACAGGTTAAATTAGTTATTGTTGTGTTATTAGTGAATGTTATAGTTCCTGAGTTATTACCGTTGTAACTTAATCGCGGAATCGTAAGAGCAGACGGGCAGTTAACATTTCGGGTTAATCCGGCTGAAAGGAATCGTAAGTTTAAAAATCCAGTACCTCCAAATAACATCCCTGCGCCTAGTGTTACGTTTCCGTTTACCTGAACATCGAATGTAAATGTTATTGTATTGGTAAATCCCGTTGTTGTAAAATTAGCACATGGTCTTGCGTTTGTGTTTACATTACAACTGGGAGAAAGAGAATCAAAAATCGCATCTGTTGTTGCAGTAGGTACTCCACTATTGCCTGAACCATCCACAATCCAATTTCCTGCAGTTCCCCACAAACCATCTCCAGTTGTATTTCTCCAAATAGGCATCAGCTTATAAATATTAAATTATATGGTGCCGGTTTTACACCTGGATTCCAATTTATCGTATTTGTAAGTGGAGTTGATAAGGTTGAATAACTATTCCAAATTGTTTGACCATCTCCTGAGTCAATTCTTGTTGCTCTTACAAAATAAACTCTTTGAGTTGCGTTATTTGATAAAGTTAATTTGGTATTAGCCGCCGCCGAACTACTTGTTAGTATTATAGGAGATGCTAAAGTTGCAAATAAATCTAAATTTGAGGTTACACTGTAGGTCACACCTGATTGTAAGGTTAATGTTGATGCTGCTGTTGTACAAATAAATCCACCTGTTGTAAATCCTGCGGTACCTGAGAATGTTGTTGTACCATTACAAGTTAAATTTCCATTAACTGTATTTCCACTATTTTGCGTTATTGTAGGACCTGCAGTTATTGTCAGGTTATTAAACACCATATTATTAATTGTAACCGCCGCATTTGGTATTGTAACAGTTGATGATCCTGGATTAATATTTCCTGCTGTTCTTTGTAGAGTTCTACCTGCTAATCCCCAAGTTAATGAATTTAATATTGATACGGTCGCACCTCCAGATTTATTAACGGTGATATTATTTTGATAAGTAGCGGTGGTAGTTGTTCCACTATTCCAATTTGAATTATTTGACCCGGCTAATTCTATTATACTTGTTCCACCAATACTACTATTTGGTGCTGAAAAACTACCCTCAATTAAACACTTAGATCCATTTAATGTGAAAGTATTATTAAATGTGGCGTTTCCTCTAAAGGTTGTTTCTGTGTTTAAAACTAATACAGAAGTAACAATGAATTGATCTACATTAGCCCAAAATATTTGGCTTCCACCAGTTGATGTCCTATTGGTATCCAAAGTCACTGGATTACCACCAATTCTTAATAAACTTGACGAGTTAAATACTTGAGCGACGCTAGTACCTACTAAAGTTAAAACACTATTGGTAAATAACAATAAGTTATTTAAAGTATTATCACCTATAGTATAACCTAATGGATTTGTGGTGTTAATATTAATCAAAACATTATTAAATCTACCTCTTAAAGTTCCAGTACCTATTAAATTAAAATTTGTGGTGGAATTAGAGATTAGCCCATCAGCTGTTACTGTACTAGCTATTGATATTAAACTACCTTTTATATTTACATTTCTTGTTCCACCAGATGATTGTATTCTAAATATAGTACCAAAGACACTTGCATTGACTTCTACTTTATTAGTAATGTTTAAATCACTTGTTAAATTAAGAGTAGTTTGATCAACAACAAGTGTTATATCATACCATTCAATTGGTGATGTGTCTAATGTGATTGTTCCTCTTGGAGTAAGCGTAAAATTATTATGAGTTAAGAAACTGCCTGTTTGAAAAGTAATTACACTTGATTCTGTTAAAAAATTACTATTTAATATTAAAGTACTGCCAGTTGTTACAGTCATATTAATTGCAAGTCTTTGACCTGCGTTTGCTTGATAACTAACTGTTCCGGAAAACCTTAATGTCGTTCCACTTAAAAGATGTGGAACCCCTGTCGCATTAGACGTAAATGAACTTGTTATAGTTAATTCAGTACCAGATAATACTACACGTCCAATACTCCCAAAAGTAAAATTTTGAACTGTTGGATTTGTTCCGTTAATTGTCATTGTTTGAACCGGAGTTGTAACCCCATTATTATATCCAACCGTTAATCTTGGTATTGTAATTCCATTGAAATTTATAGTTACAGCCGTGTTTGTTCCGACTGTTGATAATACACCAGTTGTTCCTGAGGCAATAGTTCCGCCAAGAGAAATAGTGGCTCCAACACCATTAACTGTTAATGTAATACCATTATTGATTGTAAGTGTATTAGCATACCCTGTGCAGTTAAGTATCAAACAAGTTGCGTTCGCGGTTACTGTAACTTGACCAGAAGTAGCATTAAGTATAGCTGTATCTCCTGCAATAGGAAATCCTGCCCCACCCCATGTTGCCGCTGAGTTCCAATTACCACCACCTGCCACTGCTGTATATGTTGCCATATTAGTCTATTCTATTATACTATAATTGTAAACCACTATTAAAATGATTCTGTATAACTTCAATTAATTGCTCAATAGTTTCAATTTCTTCAGTGTGTTCAAACTCTATAGGTTCGTTATATTCACTAGAATCACTATCCTGAGTAACTATTCTTATTGAGTTTCCGTAATTAATTATTTCAGCAAATTTAATCATGTCGTTCTAATAATTTGTAAATTAACAACAACGTTTGTGCATCCTGTAACACTTAAAACTTCAGGTATTAATATATCACCCGATGTTAAAGAAATATTCAAACCCGTTGCCTGATTTTTATTTGTATTGGTGAGTTTAGGTCTATTTATTGAAGTGAAAATAGTATCAGCACTTGTTGGAGGAAAATTTGCATAATTATCATCATAAAAATCAATATCTATTGTTCCCACAACACTTGAGAAGATTGTCCAGCCTGTTAAAGTTCCGGTGTATGGAATGGTAATATAATTTCTCCCTATACCTGTTTGCACAACTCCACCAAGACCATCAAAAATTGATATAATTTGTCCATTTCTTGGTATTCCCGTTAAATTTGATCCATCACCAAAATAAGTATCTCCTGTTATTGTTGTTGCTGATATTGTATTTGCCGTTAATCCATTTGTGAAATTGGTTTCACCACTTACAGTACCACCCGTAAAACTTCCTCCACCACCTGTAGCACCCGTAAAATTAACCCCAAAATTCGGATAGGATCCTTCTATTTGTATGTTTGTTCCACCTGTAATTACAACAGTTTGGTCTGGTGATAAATTTGTAACAGTTACTACACCATTACTTGTTACTGCTGATATACCTGAACCTGATGTGACGGCACTTACTGGTAAATTTTGATATGTCGTTGCCGATATTGTGTTCGCAGTTAATCCTGTAACGGTATTAAATGAAACATCAAAGGTACCACCAGTGTTGTTAATAAAAGTAAATGTATTGTCAGAATATGTAGCACCTGTTACTCTTACATCAGTAGGTAGGTTTTGGTAAGTTGTTGCAGATATTGTATCAGTAAATGTATTTCCTGTTATAAATAAATCACCATTAACTGTCAGTCCTGTAACGGTATTAAATGAAACATCAAAGGTACCACCAGTGTTGTTAATAAAAGTAAATGTATTGTCAGAATATGTAGCACCTGTTACTCTTACATCAGTAGGTAGGTTTTGGTAAGTTGTTGCAGATATTGTCGTTGCCGTTAATCCCCCATTTATAAACGCATTTCCATTAATTGTTCCACCACTTTTATCATATTTGTTTGAAATATCACTCTGTATTGTTTGAATTACACTACAACCACTTAGATTATCACAAGTTAATCCTAATATTGAAAAGGTTGTCGTTGCATATGAATACTGTTGTGATCCTTCGGTAAATAGGGTAATCGTATGTGTTTGATTAGATGTGTTTGTTGCTCTTACTTTTACTAATAACCTATCACTCACATTTAGTGGAGTCCCACTAAAATATGCGTCACAAATTTGCATCTCAATTGCCGGACTATTTGATAAAACACTTTCAGAGTCAGTTTGAAATAAAAAAGTTTCAGTTCCTCCACTAGTTCTTTTATAAACTTCTGCAAATATTTGAAAAATTGCGTTTGAGTTTGACTTATTAGAATGTAAATAAAAAGACCAAATACCACCGGGTAATATTAAAGCGTTCGGATATCCAACCGGAGTTAAAAATTCTGCTATAGTTGCGGTAGATCCATTTGAAATACTAACACCACTTGATTGTTGTGCGGCGGTTGTTGGTATTGGGCTAAATTCCCTATAAGGAGTTTGCGAATTAGATAAATTCAAATAGTAAACAATACCACCTCCACCACCATTACCACTTGGTATTCCTGTTACGGTAAAAGTTCCGCCAGTTATATTCCTAAATGTTATTTCACCACTTGTATAAGTTCCACCCGTTACAAAAACATCAACAGGTAAATTAAGGTAAGTTGTTGCCGATATTGTGTTTGCACTCAATCCACTTGTAAATCTAGTTCCGCCTGAAACTGTACCACCACTTAAAGGTAAATAATCTCCTGATAATCCACCTGCGGTAAACCCTGTTATTTGGATTGTTGCTCCCGAATTATTTATTAAATAAAGTGTTCCACCTGAATATGTTCCACCTGTAATTGAATTATAAATTAAAGGTTGAGTTACACCTGTATAATTATTAAATGTTGAAGTTGAAACATAACTTGTAAGCGCAGAATAAACTTCCCAATATACACCATTCCATTCCCACGTTTTATTATCGTAGTCGTATAATTGATTTAATGACGGATTATTTGGAAAATTAATTGGCATTAGTCAAAATAACTTAAATTTATTGATGCTCTGAAATCTTGACTGTCAAGTGTAGATTTTACACAAATCCAAATTTCGTCGGCAGTTCCGTTAACTTTAATACCTGGTTTAATCATATTATCTTTGAACTCGAAATTATCTACTTGTGTTCCCGAACCTGAACCTAAAAAAGAGGTTATTATATGTCCTTCAGTGGTAATTGTTTGACCTGTTGATAACGCATATTGAATAGGTGTGTTAGAAATATCCGTCCAAGAAGACGATGAACTTAAAGTTGGATTATATTGAACTGTAATTATAAAATCCGCTTTTGATGGGTTAGTTATATTCAAAGTTTGAATATCACTTAATGTTATATTAGCCCCTTCATAAGTACTATTTAATCTATAACCTAAAATAGGATATGTAACATATGCCGTAGGTTTAGTTTGTGCTGTAAATGCGGTAACTGACGATGATTTTTGAAGTGAGTTTATAGACCCCTCCAATGATATTTGAGAACATATCATATTCAATGTTCCTGCTGCTCCACCAGAGACGCTTCTTATTTCATACCTGATCGGTTGGTTAGGAGATTTCATATAAACATTATTTAAATTATTTGTGCCTGTACCGGCAGTAAATAATTTAAATTGACCGTCTATCACGAGTCCAAATCTGACCCTACCAACACCTAGCCATTGAAAATCGACAAACATAAGTTGAGTTTTAGACCAATTTATATTTGTAACATCGTAATCTGTTGTTAACCAAGATGAAGTTGCGGCACTATAGGTTGTCACCCCACTTTGCCATATTTGAAATGATATTGTATTTGTTTGACCATTTGATTCCAACAAAAAACCATCTACTACTGAATTATAAGGAGCTGTGCTACTAGTCGTAAAATACCCAACTCGTTTTATAACATTAGTTTGTAGTTGAAAATTACTAAAACTCGCTTCAAAAATTTGTCCTTTACCTGGTTGGTAAATACCCCTTGCAACTCCTTGTCTTATCACATAGTCATTTGTGGTTGAAACGCTCATTACAACTTGAGAGTTTGGTTTATCAAATACTGAAGTTGCAGTTCCTGCCGTTACCTCATTGATAACAATTGGTAATTTATCATATACGTGTTTATACTCAAGAAGTGAAGTTACATTACTTGTTCTTAATCTACCAAAAGCATCAAGATTGGTGCTGTCAGAATATTTTATGGCGTTGTTATATATAAAACTCATATTAAATACCAATTTCCGTTTCTAACCATACAAGTCAGAGACATATAGTTTATGTTCATATCAACGTAATTATTACCATCTATTAATCCCACTGAAGGTGTCAATCTTATTCTATAATTACCGCAAAAACCGGATTCGTCTTTGATAATTAAATAATAACCATCCTTTGATGAAGTTGTAGGTAATGTTAAATTGACTTGCGTATTTGCACTTATTCCCCAATATGTTTTGTCCCAAGTTATTGTTTGTGATGACGTGATCCCTGTTGTTGAGTGAATGTTTTGCCCTTCGGGTCCTGGTACAGAAAATGGTTGTATCCACTGTTTTGAATCACCATCATCAATATAAACTAATTCAATACCTGTTGTTGTGTTAAACCATCTATCCCCTGAATTTACAATTTGTGTTGGTGTTGTTGCTGAAATAAAATATTGCAAATTGGAAAATCCTGTGATGGAGATTGTTGTTCCAGAATTGTTAATTAGATAAAGTGTTCCACCCGAATATGTTCCGCCTGTAACTGCATTTAAAATTAATGGTTGCGTGGTAGCTGTATATGCGGTAAATCCGCTTACATCTAATTTATTATTAATTGTAACTTGAGTGGATGCGGTATAAGATGAGAATACATCATTCTGTACTAGACCTGAAAGTGTGACTGTGAATGATGAAAAAGTATCAGCCCTATTTTGACTTAGTATAATTTGATTGTTATTATAACTAAACCCCGTCACAAATGTGTCTGTTGTTGATGTTCCTCCTGTTGTGAAACCTGTAATCGGTATCGTTGTACCTGAATTATTGATTAATAAAAGTGTTCCACCTGAATAAGTTCCGCCCGTTACAGAATTTAATATTAATGGTTGCGTGGTAGCTGTATATGCGGTAAATCCGCTCACATCTAATTTATTATTAATTGTAACTTGAGTGGATGCGGTATAAGAACTAAATGTGTTGTTATTTACATATCCTGATAGACTTATGCTGAATGCTGAATATTGGTCAATCCTATTTTGAGATAATGAAATTAAATCGTTATTTAAGGTAAATCCTGTGACATAGGAATCAGTCGTTCCTGTTGTGAATCCAGTAATAGGTATTGTTGCACCTGAATTATTGATTAAATTAAGTGTTCCGTTTGAATATGTACCGCCAGTTACAGCATTTAATATTAATGGTTGTGTGGTAGCTGTATATGCGGTAAATCCGCTCACATCTAATTTATTATTAATTGTAACTTGAGTGGATGCGGTATAAGAACTAAATGTGTTGTTATTTACATATCCTGATAGACTTATGCTGAATGCTGAATATTGGTCAATCCTATTTTGAGATAATGAAATTAAATCATTATTTAAGGTAAATCCTGTCACATATGAGTCAGTTGTTGATGTTCCTCCTGTTGTGAATCCAGTAATAGGTATTGTTGCACCTGAATTATTGATTAAGTTAAGAGTGCCATTAGAATATGTTCCACCTGTAACTGCATTTAAAATTAATGGTTGTGTGGTAGCTGTATATGCGGTAAATCCGCTTACATCTAATTTATTATTAATTGTAACTTGAGTGGATGCGGTGTAAGATGAAAATAAATTATAAGGAGTAATACCAGTAACCTGAAAAGTATTTGTATCGTTATAACTAAAAATAATAGATGTTCCTGAAACTGTGCCACCTGTAACATAAGTGTCAGTTAAACCTGTTATTGTTACACTTGTTCCATTAGAATTTCTTAATTGTAAGGTTCCAACCGAATAATCGAAAGTTCCACCTGTGATCACAACACCTGATGTTGCTCCCGAAACAGGAGCCCAAACAGCATTTCCCAAAGCATCGCATGTCAAAACATATCCAGGAAATTCAGAACCATCAGAATATGTAAAATTTGCATTTACTGTTAGACCTGATGTGAATTTTGGATTTACAGGAACAGATCCCCCGATTCTAAATACCACACCTGATATTAAATCAGATTGTAGGACATAGTTAAATGAATCTCTTATTAATTGTCCCGAAATATTTGACATTCAAAAAAATGATAATTGTTTTGTTATGTTTATAAATACTTATAATATGGTTTATGGCAACAATTTGTTACGCATGGGATGATGCTGATTTTAGTTGGGATACAGCACCAATTACTTGGATTGAAGGATGTTTAATTGAGAAAATTCAGGCGGCGGGTGCCGTAAGACCGTCAAAAGTTTTAAAAAAATTAACAGAAGACGAAAAAAAAGTATTAATTGGTCTTGTGATCAAGTTAAGAAAACAAAATGGTTATGAAGTTGAGGTTAAATCAAACAAAGTAAAAAATAAAAATACAAAAGTTACAATTAAGGAAATGGAACTATTTATTAAGGAAGTTCAACAAATAAAAGTTAAAGTAATATTATAAAATGAGTTATAAATTATTCACAGATAAGGTAAATAAGTTCCAATGTTCAATACAAGTAGAAGGAACATCGTTGGAAAAATCTCAAGCGAGAGTTATATTGGAAATAAACGACGATATGGCATACCTATTCAAAGGTAAAATTTTTGATAATGGTGTTTGCGAATTTGAATTACCAAAATTAAAAGGTATTTTAAACGAAGGCGACAAAGGATTATTGAAGTTAGAGGTAATTGCTGATGACGTTCATTTTGAACCTTGGAATTCAGAATTTGTTGTTGGTGCAGATAAGAAAGTAAATGTTGTCGTTCAAGAACAAAAAGAAAATGACAAACCAAAAATTGTAATGAACGAGATTTCTTTAACAAGAGTTGAGGACAAACCAAAAATTCAAGAAAGAAAACCTCAACCTGTTCAAGAAACAAAAAAAATTGTGAAAAAACCAATTCAAAACTCACCTTATTTAACTAAAGAAGATCTGTTAAGAAAATTGCTTAATAAAAAATAAAGTAATAGTTTAATATTGCAATTTTACTTATTATTGTTGTAATGTTATGGAACTAATTACAACAAAAATATGTATGTCTCCTGATATTGGAGTTCACGGTAATTTATTTGGCGGAAAAATGATGGGATGGATAGATGAAGCCGCCGCCGCTTACGCTTGTCAAATTTGCGATACGCCAAGAATGGTAACAGTTAAAATCAATGAATTGATTTTCAAAAGACCAATAAAAGTCGGAAATCTTATAAAGATTTATGGAGAAGTAAAAGATTTCGGAAGAACTTCTGTTACTTTAAATATTGAAGTTAGAAAACATAACGTTTATACAGGAGAACAGGAAGTTGTAACAAAAACAGAAATAAAATTTGTTAGAATTGATGATGATGGACAATCATTACCAATTTCAGAGAGAGTTAAAATAAGATATAGTCAAAGAATTGGACAATTTGGAAGAGGTTTATTATCTTTTGAAGAGTTAGAAACCCTTTCAAAAAAATCTTAAAATGACAAACAAGTTTGATTTCAAGGACATAGTCCTTGTGCCTGAACCTTTAACAGAAATTTCCTCAAGAAAAGAAGTAGATGTTTTTACCGACGAACATTATCTACCCATTATGGTATCACCAATGGATACCGTAGTTGATAAAGACAATTATAAGATATTTGAAGACAATGCGACGATTGTTTGCCTACCAAGAGGTGTAAAAGTAAATTCAAAAAAAGGAAAAATATTTACATCATTGTCATTAGATGAGTTTGAAAGTTTTTTAGAAGATTATTCAATTGGAATTTATCCGAAATATCAACCAAATATCTTGATTGATATCGCGAACGGTCATATGCGAAGATTATATGATTTAGTTGAAAGATTTGTGTCATTTCAAAGAAAAGATCTTGGTCATACAATTATGATTGGGAATATTGCAAACCCGGCAGCATTTAAAGCTTACGCCAAATTAGGGGTTGATTATGTTAGAGTAGGAATTGGTGGGGGATCAGGATGTTTAACATCGGCAAACACAGGAGTTCATTATCCGATGGCGTCATTGATTAATGAATGTTATCAACATAAAAAAGAAGAAGGATATACCACCAAAATAGTCGCAGATGGAGGATTCAAAAATTATGATGATATTATTAAAGCCTTGGCATTAGGTGCTGATTATGTAATGTTAG